AGTTTAAATGTCAACTTTGTAAATGTGAAGATAAAACTTTACACATACACCATTTAACTTATGATAATGTAGACCCGTGGGAATATGATGAAATTTATTTAATAACTTTATGCCACAATTGCCACGAAAAAGAAGAGTTTTTAAAACAATTTACAGCTCCCTCAGTTGAATATTTAACAACGATAGGTTTGTTTAGAACTTACATATCTCAAATTACAATGACCATATCAAATAGATTAGATAGTATGGATTCAAAAGAAACACAGGTTTATTTTAATAACATTTTAAAAGCTATTAAAAATGTCTAAAGAACTTCCATACTTTAAATTTTTTATATCTGAATGGATATTAGGTAGAATTTCAGATCACCCAGATAAAGTTCAAGGTGCTTTTATTATTGCAATTTGCCACTATTGGAACAAACAATGTGATTATAATCGTAACGATTTTGAACGCAAAATAGGTAAGAAACGATTCAAAATGCTATTAGATTTGAAATTTTTTGATGTTGAAAACGAAACAATTAGAATAGACTTTTTAGATGAGCAGTTTTTAGAACTATCTGGAACTAAGAAAGTTAACTCAACAAATGGAAAATTAGGAGCTGAAAAAAGATGGCGAGGCTATAGCGAGGCTAATAGCGAAACGATAGCATTAAGAGAAGATAAAGATAAAGATAAAGATAAAGATAATATAAATGAATTTTTTAAATCTTTATTAAACGGATCTGATTTAGAAAGAATAGCAATGAATAATAAATTAACAATAATTCAAGCTAAAGAATATGTTGAATTATTTAAACCTAAAGCTGAGTTAACTTATCAAACTTATGCTAAATTTGTAAGCCATTTTAAAAATTGGTTAGTTTTAAATAAACAAAAAACAGGGCAAGATAGACACGATTTTTTAATGAACGCTGGTAAAATGTAACTATGGAAGATTATAGCAAATATGGAATTAAAACAAGTAATAAAACTAAAGGTGAGTTTGCAACAACTTGTCCTAAATGTTCTCATGACCGTAAAAAGAAAACAGACCCATGTTTAAAAGTTAATTTAGATAAAGGGTGTTGGAAGTGTTGGAACTGTAATTGGTCAGGTTATCTTAAAGAAGAGAAAATTGAAACTAAAAACTATATTAAACCAGTTTGGAAAAATCAAACAAACCTCAGCACAAAGGTTGTTAAGTGGTTTGAATCAAGGGGACTAAATCAAAATACATTAACAGACTTTAGAATTTCAGAAGGTTTAGAGTGGATGCCACAAGATAAAAAAGAGGTTAATTGTATTCAATTTAACTATTTTAGTAAGCTAAACGAATATACAAATACCAAGTTTAGAACTGGCAGCAAAGGATTTAAACTTATTAAAGATGCTAAGTTAACATTTTACAACCTTGATAAAATAGATTTTACTAAAAGAATTTACATTGTTGAAGGCGAGATAGATTGCATGACTTTATCACAATGCTCATTTAAAAACGTTTTAAGCGTTCCTAATGGCGCAAGTGTTGGTAATAATAGAATGGAATATTTTGATGACATTAGCGAAGATATATTTAACTGCCCTGAAGTTTACCTTTGTTTAGATAATGATATTGCCGGTCGTTCTTTACGTGAAGATTTAGCAGAGCGAATAGGTAAAGAAAAATGTAAATATGTTGAGTTTAGAGATTGTAAAGATGCTAATGATTGTTTAAATAAATATGATTTACAGTCTGTTATTGTTTCAATTAGTGAGGCTAAACCGTTTCCATTAGAGGGCGTTTACACCATTAGCGATATGTCAGATGACATTGATGACCTCTACTATAATGGATTGGATAAAGGCGTTAGTCTAAAAATTGATGGGTTTAATCTAAATATTGTTAAAGGTTACTTATCAATTATTACCGGAATACCATCGCACGGTAAATCTGAATGGGTTGATAATATTTGTGTTCACCTTAGAAGGCATCACAACTGGTCGGGTGCTTTTTACTCCCCTGAGAATAAACCAACAAGACTTCATTTTAGTAAGATAGCCAGAAAGATAGTTGGTAAAAATTGGATGGGTAATGATAAAATGTCAATACTTGATGTTAATTCAGTTAAAAAATATTTAGATAAAAAGATTTGGTTTATTAAACCTGAGAAAGATTTTACATTAAAATCAATTTTAGATCATGCTAAAAGAACTAAGTTAATGCACGGTTTAGATTATTTTGTTATTGATGCTTGGAATAAATTAGAGCATAAAAATGATGGAAGTACAAATGCAATAGGTAAAGATTTAGACGAGTTAGCCTCTTTTTGTGAACTTAATAATGTTCATTGTTTTTTAGTTGCTCACCCAACTAAGATGAAAAAAACAAATGGTAAAGATTTTGATGTACCTACCCTTTATGATATAAATGGGTCATCTAATTTTTATAATAAAGCAGATAACGGTATTTGTGTTTATAGAGATAAAGAGGCAAATTTAGCATATATTCACATACAAAAAGTAAAGTTTAGCCATTGGGGCGAAGAGGGAAGTTGCTCTTATGCTTACGAACCAAACAGTACAAGATACTACAAAGGAATGCCAGACTTTACAAATTGGATAAGTTTCGATCAAGTGCAAACTAAACTTGAGCAAAATGATAACTTTCTAACAAGCCCACTTGATATAATTACAAATAACGGTAAAAACGAAATAGATCCATTTTAGATATAAACATTAAAATTTAATTATTTCAATGTTTACTCTATTTTTGACATCAAAACAAATTAATAATATAAAGAAATATGAAAGCAAATGAATTGAGAATAGGAAATTTAGTCCAAGTTGGTAATGAAATAGTTGAAGTAATATGGTTTGATTATGACGGCGCAGTTTGTCAAACTTTAGATAATAAGTCACAAGTTGATATGCCAATTGAACCAATCCCCCTAACAGATAACTGGTTGCTTAAGTTTGGATTTGAGTCAAGTGTTGTAACGTATCATAATGATGGAATTGTTTATTCTTATACAAAAAATTATTTACCAAATGATATTTATACTGATTGTTATCTAAATTTTTTATCCACTAGTCGAGATACAACACTTAGATTATGGAATAATAAGAAGCTAAATGAAGTTAGTTTTTCTTGTCCTATTTGTATGTGTAAAGATGTCCACCAACTACAAAACCTTTATTTTGCTTTAACAGGCGAAGAATTAACAGTTAAAATTTAATAAATAGAAATATGAAAGGACAATATGTAATAATAGATTTAAGAAATATGGATTTCTTTAAAGATGAAGAAGGTAATATAATTTATTTAGATACAGAAGAAGAAGCAAGTTTGACTTGCGGAATGTATGAATTTGAAAACGCTTGGATAATGAAATTAATTTATAACCATATAGAAATATGATTGAAATAGATGGCGAACTTTACCAAATTAAAAAGCAATACAATAATGTAATTGTATTTTATCTTAACAATCCTTTTTATATCTTTAACAACATTTTAGTAGATACGGGAATTAAAACAATATAATATGGAAAAAACAATAATAGTACACGTGGTTTACAGCGTTTATGCAGATAAACTTTACACATTTGAATCGTTTGAAGAGATGCTTTTAACACTTTTATTTATTAAAACAGAACCTATATGACCCAACAATTAGCCTACCAAATAATTAAAAACTACCTTAAAACACATTCACTACCTACTAAGGATGTGGATGTTTGGGTAGGGGATGTTAAATATACTTGGTTACAATTAATTAAAATAACTTATAATATAAAATAAAAACCTAAATTTACAACATGAAAAAAACAATTTTAATACTTTCGACAGCCTTATTAATATCTTGTAATAAGAGCAAAACACAACCAACACCTGCACCTCAGTCAACACCACAAGTTGTTAACGTGCCAACAAATACAGTTACTAGTAATACTATTACTTTTAACTTTGACCCCTCGTCAATAGGTTATTTGTATATAAATTGGCATTATAAACCAATGGCATATACTCCAGATTCAGTATATCAAACTTATAGTTCAATTACAATTACTAGAGTGTTAACAACCGATTCTATAAGATACAGGTTCTTTTCTAATTCATGCTCAACTTGTGGCTCAGACCCTAGTAACTTAAAAATATACAAAAACGGATTGTTGTTAAATTCTTTCAATAATGACTATGGTAGTAATTTTAGATATATTAGTTTAAAATAATTATTTGTAAGTTAAAATAAAGTAGTATATTTGAAACCGATGACACACCAAAAGGTAATCGAGGTTATAATATCTAACGACAGTTATTTGAAATACTGCCACAAATTGGCATCACCGAGAACTCACATAGCAGAAGACCTTTACCAAGAAACTATCTTAGCTATTTGTGAAACTAAAGATGATCGTTTTGTTAAAGCATATAATGATGGTTACCTGAGTCCATTTGTTATTAAAACAATTAGGAATATTTGGTTAAAGCGAAATACATTTAAACAACATACAGACGGCTCAACTTCTAACTTAATGGAATACGCTAATACCTTACAAAACATAGATGCTTTTGATTTTGATAGGACCTACATCAACCAAATATCTAAAGACTATGACCCGACAGCCGATATAGTTTTTGAAGCTGCAAAGAAAATAATAGCTAAAGATAGTGATAGCGATAGAATGGAAATAAGATATAGAGCAAGGGTTTACAATCATTCTAACAATAACATTGCAGGCTTTGAAGCTATTAAATCATTTAAAAACGCTGGTCGTTTTTCGCAATACATTGGAATAAAAAGATGTGCCATTTATAAAAGTTGTAGGGAATACCAAGAGATTTTAAAAAGTAAACTAAAATATATTATCAATGGTTAATTATTTATACATCGCTTTATTTGCTTTTTGGTTTGCTGAACTTTCAACAATACCTCAACGTATTTTAATAGCAACGGGATTTAAAAACCTTTATCCGTTTAGTTGTGTAAAGTGTTTATCTTTTTGGATGGCTCTAATTTACTCTTATAACGAACCATTTTGTATTATTATAGCAGGAGTTACTTCGTTATTATCAATGACTATTTGTTTAATATTTAATAGATTAAGATGAGAAAAGAAATAAAAGGATTTCCAAAATATACAATTGATGAAAATGGTAAAATTTGGAGTAGTGTTAGTAATAAGTTTTTAAAGCCAATGTTATACAGAAATGGATATTATGGCTATATGTTTAGTCATCCAATAAGAAAAATATGTTTAACGCATAGGATATTGGCTGAAAACTTTATACAGAATCCAGAAAATAAAAGAGAGGTAAATCACATAAATGGCATTAAAACAGACAACAGATTAGAAAACTTAGAATGGAATACTAGGTCTGAAAACGCAAAACACGCATACGATAACGGGTTGCAACTTATAAGAAGTACTATTGTTTTAAATACAGAAAACGGTGTTTTTTATTCTAGTATAAAAGAAGCCGCAAAACATAACAACGTTTCAAAAGCGCATTTAGCCGCAATGCTTAGGGGAGATTATATAAATAAAACATCATTTAGATATGCTTAGTAGAGAAGAAGCTTTAGATGTTTTAGTAAAACATTCCACCTTTTTTGAGATTTACGCCAAAGAACTATTTATACCACGTGGTTGCGAGGGTATTATGGCAGAAATAATAGCAGCTTACAAAGTAATTAATAACGGTTACGTTTGCTCATCATGTGGTAACGAATTGATAATAGATGCTAATAGATACCGTTTACATAGAATGAAAGAACTAAATTTAAAACACCATACGTTTGATGACAAAGATACTCCTAATCCATAGTTTTAACATTAAAGACAATAAGCCAGAGTTTAACGCTGTGTCTTATTATCGAATGAATAAACCGCATGAAGTTTTAGCACGTTTAAACTTAGACTTTGAAATTGTGCATTCTAAACCTAATGACATTTATCCTGATGACTTTCTGCAAACTATTGACTTAGTTTTGTTTTGTCGTGAAATAGATAATAGCAACGGAATTATTGAAGCCCTTAATAAGTTAGGCATTAGATTTGGTTTAGATCTTGATGACTATTGGATTTTGCCCGAAGACCATTTGTTATACGAACATTATAAAGAAACTAATAAACCTCAACTAATTATTGATTCAATTAAGGCTGCTCACTTTGTTATTTGCACAACTGAAATATTAGCCGGTAAGATTAAAGAACACAATAAAGAAGTTTATGTAATTGAAAACGGTATTGATACGGATGACAGCGTATGGCAAAATAACCACATAAACTCTAAACGGATTCGTTATGGCTTTACGCAAGGCACAACTCACATACCCGACGTTATGTCTATTCATAAAGACGTGCAAACTGCTTTATACGATGCAGACTTTAACCGTAACTGTCAAGTTATCTTAACAGGTTGGAACGCTATTAGAAGTGAAGAGTCGGTTTATATTGGTTACGAACGTATGTTAACTGATAACTTAAAAACTATGCTGCCAGTTGAGCGTGAGTATTGTTTACGATTGGTTAAATATAAATTTCCTAGCGGAATATCTAAGCCATATAGAAGAGTTGGTGCTTTGCCGGTATATGAGTTTGCAAAGGTTTATGACGAGATGGATATATTAGTTGCACCTTTAATAGATAATGATTTTAATAATTGTAAGTCTGAGTTAAAAATGATTGAGGCAGGGTTTAAAGGATGTGCATTTATGGGGCATAATGTTAACCCTTACAGTTCTTTAATGACTAAAAAGAATAGCTTTGATTTGACTTGGGGAAACTTTTACGAATGGTCTAAATATATTTTAAGTAATCCTAACTTAGTAAAAGATACGGCTGCACAATTAACTTTAGATACTAAAAAATATTCATTAAATTTGCTAACTGATAAACGTAAAGAACTTTATGAGCGATTCAAATAAACTCTACCACTATTACCACATATACGCAGACGGTCAATGGTTAGAACCAGTTAGCGAACATATTAAAGCCCTACGTAAATGGGGGCTTATTGATAACCTTGCAGCGTTCCGTATTGGAATAGTTGGGGCAGACCATAACCGTACAGCCGTTATTCAATACCTAATTAACGAACGTATTAATTTTGATGTGATAGCAACATCCGATACAGGTTGGGAGCAGGTTACTCAAATACCTATGTATGAATTTGCACAGTCAAATGATGGCTATGTGTTATACGCTCACTCTAAAGGCTCATCACGCCCTGAGCAACCTAACCAATCATGGCGAAGGTCAATGACTTATTACAACGTTGGGCAATGGCAAACGGCAGTACAAAAACTAAACGAGGGTTTTGATGCAGTTGGTCAACATTGGATGCGACCATCTCACCATTCAGTTGAACATAGAGGCTCACCATTCTTTGGAGGTACATTCTGGTGGACTTCATTATCACACGTACGTAAAATGTTAGCACCACCAGTATTTAATAGGCATGATGCTGAAGGGTGGATTGGTTATGTTAACGGCGAAGATATGAAATGCTTTGACTTTACTGGTCATATTTCTGCACATCCGTGTTATTCGATGTGGACAATAGAAACTCAACAATGGATATACGAATGAAACTAAATATATTTACACCTTTATTCCGTAGTGGAATGATTAAGAAAGTAGCCGATTCAATACCCGACTATGAAGATATTAATTGGATTGTTGTTATAGCCAAACATAGAGAGATACTTATTAAAGAATGTCAAGCATATAACATTCCTTACTTAACAGTTGATTGTATTGATGACTTAAGCGGAGTAGGTAAAAAAGTTAACAAAGCCTTAGACAATTTACAAGACGGTTTCTTTTTTGGTTTAGATGACGATACTACATTCAATCACAATACCTACGATATATTTAAAAAGTATCAAAATGATTATGATATGATTGTGGGGCAACAAAAACTATTAGACGGTTCTATTAGAATAGCACAAAAGCCAACGCATTGCTATACAGATGGAGCGCAAGGATTAATTAGAACTACCTTAATAGATGGTTTACGCTTTGGATGCTTTACAACCGATCCGGTAGCCGACTGTAACTTTTTATTAAATTGTTGGGATAAGTCAAATAAAAAGCTTATCTTAGATGAAGTAATTAGTAACTATAACTTTTTAAGATGATAGACTTTAGTAAAATGACGCTACCTTGTGACGTAGCAAACTCACATATACTTGGTGAGATAATTGTATGTTTAAACTAATGCAGGATATTTACGAATACCAAACAGAATGGCTAAAAATAAATACATAGAAACACCTGAGTTACTTTTAGAGTTATTCGAGGCTTATGTTAAATATACAAAGTCTAAACCTTTCTTAATTAAAGATTGGGTAGGTGGGATAGCTAAAGAAGTTACAAGGGAAAAAGAAAGACCTTTAACGTTAGAAGGTTTTAGGGTATATGCTTTTAAAGCTCTAGGATGCGTTAAGCACTACTTTGATAATACGGATGGTAGATATAACGAATATAGTACTATCTGTTCGCATATCAAGGATATGATACGCCACGACCAAATAGATGGAGGTATGGCTGGTATGTATAACCCATCAATAACTCAAAGGTTAAACGGATTAAAAGAGCAAACCGAAAACGATAATAAGAATACTAATATAGAAATCAAAGCAGAGTTTGGTAGTAAAGTTATACAGTCCACACGAGAATCAGGCGAAGATACACCGTAGTATTAATGAAGAGCATTACAAATACTATGCTCTTAATATTGGTAGGCAGTTTGGCAAATCTTTACTTGGTATCAATCAAGCCTTACATTGGTTCTTTAACGTACCTAATTGTAAAATAGGCTGGGTTAGTCCCGTGTATAAACAATGTAAAAAAGTATTTAAAGATATTGATTCGGCTTTTACAAACAATCAAAACGTATTTAAAGATAAAAACAAAACCGATCTAATTCTAATAGGTCATAACAATTCATCTTTAAATTTTTATTCAGCAGAAAGTTACGATAGTGCAAGGGGTGAAACATTCGACTTTCTTATTATGGATGAGTTTGCGTTCCAACCTGAAGACGCTTGGACTTCTGTATTTAGAGCAACCGTATTAGTTAGAGGTCAAAAAGTATTATTCCTTTCAACTCCTTTCGGTAAAAACCATTTTTATAAAATACATTCTTTAGACGGTGTAAATGATAATTACAAGTCATTTACAATGACCTCTTATGATAACCCACTAATTAACCCAACTGAAGCTAGGTTAACACTTCCTGAAAATGTATTTAGGCAGGAATACTTAGCTGAGTTTATAGACGGTGGCACGGGTGTGTTTGTTGGTGTAGTAGTTAATGATTCACCAAGTGGAGCTGAGCAATACTATGCAGGAATTGACTTAGGTAGGGCAGATGACTACACCGTTTTAACTGTTCTTAATTCTAAAGGTCAAACCGTTTATTGTAATAGGTGGCGGCATAACACTTGGTCAAACATTATAAACGATTTAATGCCACATTTAACTAAGTGGAACGCTATGTGCTATGTTGAGGTTAACAGTATTGGCGATGTGCTTTATGAGCAAATAAAAGCAAGGTACAACCGGGTAGAGCCATTTTACACCACCTCAAAAAGTAAGCAGGATATTATCGAGGGTTTACAAGTGGCAGTCCAAAACAAAGAATTTAGCATATTAGATTTAGATTGGCTTAAAAAGGAATTTGATGTGTTTACTTATGAGTACTCACAAAAGACACGTAGCATAAAATACTCAGCACCAAAGGGTTTTCATGACGATGGTGTTATGAGTTGTGCTATTGCTTACCATGCTTTAAAGACTTTAAAAAACACAGGTCGTTATTCATTTGCCTAAAACAAATCCAACTTTTTAGTATTTAATAGGTATATGACAATACCTTTTAATTGGAATAAAGTAACCATTGAACAGTACCAAACCATCTATCCTCACCTACAGGGCGAAATAGATTGGTCACGTAT